CGGATTTCAAAACAACAGAAGAAAACAAACGAGAGGCAGCAACTACCTGGGGGTGGTTGCGAAACGAGGTAACGAAACCTACGGTTGACAGGTCAAGCTCAGCAGCGGGAGACGAGCAAGGTATCAAAATGGTCGCTGGGGGGGCAGAGGAAGTGGCTGGGACGGACATGGCTCGGATAAACTGGTTTCGCTAGTGAGATGTGGCTGTGATGAGAATTTTAAAGGTCATCACAAACGCAGCAAGGCAGGTTTGAGCTTAACGCGCGCATGCGAGTCAGAGAGGATGACGGTGTTCACAGGTTGCTCATAAATACCACCGTCAGACACCATCACAGGAAGGCCCTCACGTTGTAACTCCTGGACCAAATAATCCAGTCGCATACCGCGGAACTGTCTGTAATATGCGTGACTGCGACCAGGCCGCAAAGCCCGGACGCAGTTAACGGCGCAATCACTCTTAGTGTCAACGATGATGAAATGATCCTTGAGACGTATAACGGAATACTTCTCAAAAGTGGACCGATCACGAAGGGCAATCATTGTGTCGATCATTACGCTTACCTGCGATGAAGAGTAATAAGCATAATGGATTTGGCAAGCTTTGAGCAAAAACTCAACCTCGCTGTCCGAATAGTCGGTGGCCCGAGAGATATAACTGGCAAAAAGCTCAGCATTACTCACGTTTGAATCGGACAACCTGGTGAAGTGCTTCAAGAAAGCGCGCACAGGGTCGACAAGATAGCGATGGCCATTATGAAACCTGCCTGCGTGATACCCAACAACACCCAGATCAACGGTGAGCTTGACCTGGGCTATTGAGGGTAGGGCGGCCAACGGATGGGGTGCAAGGTTGGCAATGACGCCATGCACATCGTCTCCCTTCTCCACTATCATCATGGTGTCGGCATTGGTGTAGTTGCAAGCTATCGTGCACATTTCCATAACATCGTTTCGGATCAGCGTGAAAGGATCACCGGACCCAAGGTTGAAGGATACGGTGGAGCGGGTGGCATCAGAGCCGCGAGACCGAAAGTGATACCGCCTACAAAAAGCCATGTAAAGCTGAAGAGGTTCTTCGGCTAGCCCGCAGTCGCGTGCAATCAAGACAAAGGCGTACAGGAACGCAGCGGTGTGTGAGCTGTCCTGCTTTGAAACGTCCGCTTGAATGTTGTTCGGACCATTAAGGTCTGACGCGATGCCAAGTTTGCGGAGGCGCGCGGAGAGCACATCATCCGACATTCCGTAATCAACTATGGCTCCAGGTCGCAGGATCTTTGTCAAGTTGAGATACAGCTTCGGCTGCTGGTTGGCAAAGTAAGCGTTGAACGACTTGCTATTGGCCAAAATCGACTGTCCGTAGGGCAAAGTAGCCGAAAAACCAGGAATCGCCTTTGCCTTGGTTTGAGTCTTGAACTCAGCGTCAACGGTCAACGATCTTGGAGACTCGCCAAGGGGGTCACCACTCGCTATTTGATTAAGAGCGTTGATCTCAGTTTCGGCTAGCCAAGATGCTTGCTTTTCAATATCCAAAAGGGTATAACCCTCGGCGTAAAAGCATTCCTTGAAACGCTGGTAGATCTTCAC